CGACACGAGCGCGGCGACGGCACCGGGTACAGCATCATCCCGCTTGATGACGGCTCCGCGCATTGCTACTGGTGCGGCGCGCGGTTCACGCTGCTGGCTGACGGCACGGTCGAGGTCGGGCCGAGCGTGGAGAAGCTGCTGGCTGGCATAAAGCGGATCGTCTCACGCCTGAGTCGCAACACGCACAACTGCCCGCGCGATACCGGCGTCGGCTGTCCGTACTGCCTGGAGCCGGACGGGGACCTGGACGACACCGACGAATGCGACCCGCTGGACCGGGATGCCGATCAGGTTGCGCGCTGCTGGATAGCGGTGGGATGGCCTGAGTATATCAACGACACTCGCGCGCTGTGGGCGCGGATGGAGGAGGCGGCGAAATGCGAGTGACGGTCTGTGAGATCAAACGGACTGGCAAGCGACACGGGATGCGGTATCGCAGAGACGGCTACCTCTTCCGGTGCTATGCGTGCGGCCTGGTGGAGTGTGTCGGTTATGGCGGTTTGGATACGTTGATAGGCCACTACGCCGACTGGCGGGAGCGAGTGACGTGCAAGACCTGCCTGCGGGTGCTGGAACGAACGGAGGCGAAGCGGGATGGCATTGAATAGCGATACGCTCTACGTCGGCATCGACCCGTCGCTGACCTGCACGGCGATGGTGTGCCTGCCGGGGTGCGACGTGCGGACGTGGCGGTTCAAGCACGGCGACGTGGTGAGCCGGTGTCGGGCCTACGCCGACGCGGCGCAGAAGACACTGGAGAATGCCCTCGACTGCCTGCGTTGCACAAAACCGTCAGCAATCTGCAGGGAGGGCCGGTGCGCAACGGTCTGCATCGAGAAGCCGCACTTCAACATGCAGGGCAATAGCGCGTGGCTTTTGCCGTTGTATGCATTCATCATGGAGAACGTTTCCGCGAACTGGCCGCGCGTCTACCCGGTCGCACCGGCCACGTTGAAGAAATTCGCGACTGGCAGCGGGCGCGCGGAGAAGTCGATGATGGGGCAGGCGGTGCAGCGGCATTGGGGCGACGAGTTGCCGGAGGGTCTGCTCGGCAATGACGCCATCGACGCCTTCGCATTGGCAAAGATGGCGCAGTGCATCGCGGACCCGGCAAGCGACTGGACGGCCTACCAGCGGGAGTGCGCGGAGAAGCTGGAGCGGTATCAGGTCGAGGAGGTGGCGTAGGGTGGTCAATGCACTGCAGGGGAGGTTGGCGATGCTTAGAGAACGAGTTGCGCACCTGCCCCGAAGATGTGTTGCGCACGAATTCATTGGGCACGCGCGCCCCGGATTGCTGTCAGTGCGTATGCGACCGCGAAGCGTAGCGGGTGGGTCTACCGGCGTGACTATATCGGGCCGCCAGAGTACCCCAAGCGCATGCAGTGGTATCGCATGGTCGACCTGTGCCAGGACTGCGCGAAGGAGCGTGGATAGATGAAACACCGTGTCCGTTGGGCAGTAGCCATAACGTGGATCGCCGGGGCCTGCCAAGGAGCGCTGGTCATGGCGACGCACTTTGTCTCCCTGGACGTGGCCGTGGTATTTGTAGTCTCAATGCTGAACATGACGAGTGTGTTGCTTGCTGGTGATGCCTCAGAAGAAGGGATTGGATAACATTGGAATCCACCCCCGCGTGGCACCTGTGCGACGTATGCGGCGGCAGCGGGCTAGGGGTATGGGACCCGTGGCGCACACATCGCGTTCGCAAGCCCTGCCCTTTCTGCTTGGGGCTCGGCTACCTGTTCGGCGTGTGGGTGCGCGACAACGCTGGGCATCGGCTATTCGTGGAGGTCAAGCAGCGGCGGTGGCTGGCAGACGGATTGAACGCGGGACGGTAGGCGGGTAGGATGCAGGAGTAGTAGGGCAGCACACAACGTGGCAGGAGGCATCAGTGGCCGCTGAAATCATCGAGCAAATCATGGAACGCAATCACACCCGGCGCGGCAGGCGATGGCAATCGCATGAAGATGCATTACTGCGGAAGCACTACCCTGCAACTGGGGCGACAGCCTGTGCAGACGAACTCAAGAGGTCGCCACGCGCGGTATACGAACGCGCAAGCGCACTCGGGCTGAAGGTCAAGCACGTTTCGACTGGCCGACCATCGGTGTGGACGGACAGGCACCATCAACTGCTCAAGCACATGGTCGGCTCGATAGCACAGGAAACTGGCCATGGCCGCCGGGCCATCGTTGCGCGGCTGAGACGGATGGATAGGACGGGTGAGTTCCGTGACGCTCAGTCAGATGATTGACAGGCCAACGTTCGGAGACGCGTCGGGTGTCTGTTATCTCTGTAGCGCGGAGACGATGGTCGGGCACGCCAAAGACCCGAGTAGTAGTTTTACCGCATGGGCGCAGTGCTTCAGTGGCGATGTGATATGCGAGTACTGCTACTCAATGCTCAAGGATAGACGCTTCAGGCAACGGTCGTGGATGGCGACACCCGGCACGGTTCGATATACCACGCAAGATGACCGCGAATGGTTGTTGCCTGCGCTACTATCTCCGCCGGAACCTCCGTTCGCATTCTACGTCACAGTGTCCTACAAGAAGCAGGGCTGGATAACGCTGCTTAATCGGGTGTCGTACTCGGGCAATCACTACTGGTGCGGGACAGACTTCGCCGATGCGGCGGTGGCTATGCACGTTGATAAGATACGAGATTGGTCGGCACTGCTTGACGTGCTGCGCGAGCAGAAGATACCGAAGTCCGCACTCGTGAGCGGCATGTACGGCCCGCACCACTACCGACGCGCGATGGACACCGGCATACTGCCAGAACTGGAACGCGCGCGACTACTCGCCGGGAATCCAGCGTGGGAGGTTGTTGTGAATGTCCATCACTGACGAGCAGCGCACATTGGCGATTGAGTTGTTGGCGCATATCTACCGACGCATTCAGTGGGCAAAGATCAACACGGCGAAGAATGCTTGGGACATCTGGAACCATCGCGTGCGGGCGTCGGCAACGCGGCTCAACCTGAACGAGTTCGCGTCGCGGCTCTGTAACCACTTCGGCCTGCAACACCTGCCGCTTGAAACACTTCCGATACTCAGCGCACTGCGGCAGGACGAAAGATCAATCCTGAACACCATGCACACGGAGCATATACCAATGGCCATGATGGCGGTGGCGAGGGCGAAGGAGATGAAGAAGAACAATGAGCGTGCAGAAGATTGAAGGCATTATTGAAGCACTGTCGCCAATAGTCCACCACGGCGACGAGAAGACCGGGAGCACGCCGATACTGCGTAGCCTGACGCACTGGGATGCTGGTCGCAACGAGCACGTGCGCCTGCCGTTCATCAGCGGCAATGCTATTCGAGGCATTCTGCGGCGCAAGCTCATGCGCGATATGCTTGATCGCGCGGGCTACGAGAATCAATCCACGAAGATACACCATGCGCTCTTCACGGGCGGCCTACTGGAACAGACGAAGGAGACATCGACGAAACTCGATATGGACCTGCGAGCAACACTACGCGACAACTTGCCGCCGGTGGCTCTCCTCGGCACCGCCGTTGGCAACCAGATAGTGAGTGGTTGCCTGCGCGTCGGACACGCCATGCCAATCTGCTCCGAGTACGCGGCGTGTATCCCCGACATAGACGACCCGCGCAAGCAGCACGACGTTCGCACGTTCACCGACGTGAGTTTCGCGACCCGCCGCGATGACCTGCGGGCCGACCGGGAAGAAGACGAGCAGGCGCACCAAATGAAGATCGAGTTCGAGGCATTCATCGCTGGCACAGGCTTCTCCCACCAGTTTGTGCTTAGCTACGCGAATGCCGTGGAAAGCGCCTGCCTTGGCCACGCGATGGACCTACTCGCAGAAGAGCCATACATCGGGGGCAAGTCATCAAGCGGCTATGGGCACATAGCGTGGCGGTACAATGGCATGCCGGACGGTGCGGCATACGTGGCGTGGCTCGCCGAACACGGCGATGCTGTATGCGAGACTATCGGGCGCCTGTCGGCGATGCTGGATGGCGGCAAGTTTGACGCACCGGAGGTGTGATGCAATGACAGAGTCATTTCGCGTGAAAATGACATTGGCAATGCCTGTCTCGATCAATCATCCGTGGTTGCACTTCGACGGGCTCATCAACCATCTGCGCTACATGCGTTTGTTGGGACGCGATTACTACACGCTTCCGAGCAAGCAGGTATGGACGCCGCCTGGGCACGACAAGTTTAAGGACGTGCTGTGCTATCGGCAGGACATACCGTTCGCGAGCGTGTCCGCATTCGAGCCCGATGCGCCGAAGAGCATCCAGTACTACAAGCGATATGACGACGAGTGTGCCCCGGCTAAGTCCGTCAATGTTGGGTCTGGGCGCTACCGCAACTGGATGCTGCGAACAGTCTACCAACCAGCACACACAGTGACATTCTACGGGCGCGGACACATCGACTTAGTGCTCGACCTGCTATCGGACTTGACGCACCTGGGCAACGATACGCGCATAGGGTGGGGGCAGATAGCGTCCATCGAAGTACGAGGGATTGAACGCGACCAGGATCGGAGTATAGTATGGGATGGCATTGCGCAGAGGCCAATCCCAGTGCGATACCTGTCGGGCTATTCAGATGCCGTTCGGCTTGCGTGGAAGTCGCCATATTGGGCAGCGCAGAATGTCGAGCTATGTGCGCCGCCGGGCGCGGAGGTTGCTTGGGCATGAACGATTGGCGACGGCCGTTGGGCATGAACGTGCTGGACGCGGCCCGCGAGCGCATATCGACTGCATTCGACATCGCAGAGCGGGTGTGCGTTTCGTTCAGCGGGGGCAAAGACAGTACGGCTATGCTACACCTCGTAATGGATGAGGCTATTCGTCGTGACCGTCGCGTGGGGCTGCTCTACATAGACCTTGAGGCGCAGTACCAACACACTGTTGGGCACATCGCGGAGATGTTTGACGCATACAAAGACCACGTCGAGCCACACTGGGTTTCGTTGCCCCTGCACATGCGCAACGCGGTCAGTCAGTTCGAGCACCACTGGGTGTGCTGGGACCCAAGCCGCAGAAACGATTGGGTGCGCGAACCACCCGGTATCGCAATCACAGACGAGACGTTCTTCCCGTTCTTCAGGCGCGCTATGGAGTTCGAGGACTTCGTACCAGAGTTCAGTGAGTGGTATGCACAGGGCAGAGAGACAGCCAGCTTCATCGGCATACGCACCGACGAGAGTCTCAACAGGTGGCGCACCATAACATCGCAATCGAAGGGGCGCGTAGACGGCCACTGCTGGACTACGCGCAAGAGCCCGAACGTCTTCAACGCATATCCGCTGTACGACTGGCGGACACGCGACGTTTGGATATACCAGGGCAAGAGTGGTAGGCCATACAACAGGCTCTATGACCGAATGCACCAGGCCGGATTGAGTATCCACCAAATGCGTATCTGCCAACCCTACGGAGATGACCAACGCAAGGGGCTATGGCTATGGCATATCATCGAGCCCGACTCGTGGGGGCGCGTTGTTGCGCGGGTGAATGGCGCAAACCAGGGCGCGCTTTACGCTGGCGAGAGCGGCAACATTCTCGGCAACATCAAGGTCAGCTTGCCGGATGGGCATACGTGGAAGAGCTTCTCGAAGATGCTGCTCGACACCATGCCAAAGCAGATAGCCGAACACTATGAGCGCAAGATACTGGTCTTTCTGCACTGGTATTCGGAGCGTGGGTATCCGAATGACATCCCAGACGAAGGTCCGATCACGAACGCGCAAGGCCAACCATCCTGGAAGCGTATCTGCAAGGCTTTGCTCAGGAACGACTACTGGTGCCGGGGCATTGGCTTTTCCCAGCACAAGACCGGCGCATACGAGAATTACAAGCGAATCATGGCAAGGCGGAAGGACGAATGGGGTATCGAGATATGAACAAGGCAGAATGGCTCATCGCGAGTATGCGGGAGTTGGCTTCGCAGATAGCTGATTTGCCGCTCGATGAACGGGTGGATGTGTTGAATGCTTCACGCGCTGCATTGCACGAAGCGAGCCCCTTTAACGATGAGCCCGTGGATTGTGTGCTTTGGGTGCGCGCCGATGGTGTAGCGGCGAATGACTATAATCCGAATGCCGTCGCGCCACCAGAGATGCGCTTACTTGAACACTCTATCGCGGAAGATGGCTACACGCAGCCGATAGTTACTTGGCTGCGCGAAGACGGTACCCGCGAGGTTGTTGATGGTTTCCACCGGCATCGCGTCGGACGCGAATCCCTGAGTGTCCACGAGCGCATACACGGCTACCTGCCTGTTACGTCCATCAACACGGATCGCGCGGACCTCGGCGACAGGATGGCGGCGACGATACGCCACAACCGTGCGCGCGGCAAGCACCGCGTAGACGGAATGTCAGAGATAGTGCTGGAACTGGTGAAGCGCAAGTGGTCAGACCAGCGTATCGCGCGCGAGTTGGGCATGGAGCCCGATGAGGTCCTGAGGCTGAAGCAGGTTGGCGGGCTTGCGGAGATATTCGCCGACGAGGAGTTCAGTGAGGCGTGGGGCGTCAATGATGAACCCGATGTGGAGTGATGCGTTCGGGCTGTGGGCGCAGACCGAAGACCATGTGCGCGTGCTGATGAATGCTACGCGGCGGATAGACGACGCGTTGTCTACCGCGGCGCGGCCCTACGTGGCATTCAGCGGCGGCAAGGATTCGACCGCTATGCTCCACTTAGTGTTGCAGCGCCGTCCTGGTGTAGTCGTGTGGCACTGGGACTACGGCCCAGCCTTTGTGCCGCGAGAGTACGAGACACAGATAGTGGCTAATGCCTATGCGCTGGGGGCGGCGCAGGTGGAGACGGATACGTCGGCGGAGTATGCTCGGCTTGGGCGGGACGCCGATAACGTATGGGGACATGAGTTCTTTGCGCGGGTAGCGCCGTCGCTTGTAGCGCGCGGATTTGACCTCGCATTCGTCGGCCTACGGGCGGAAGAGGGTTGTGGCAGGAGGCGACGCATAGCGACGCAGGACTACGCAGGGCCGATGAATGAGTGCTGGCCATTACAGGATTGGCGTTGGCTCGACGTGTGGGCGTATATCGTGAGTAATAGCCTGCCGTACTTGGCGCATTACGATGATGTCGCCGGATTGGTGGGCTATGAGAAGAGCAGGTTCTCGACACTGTTTGACAAGCAGTTTCTGCACTTGGGCACCGAGCAGGTTGATAACGTTGTACACTGGCGGCACAGGAACGACTGACGCACGCAGCACACCACATCACTCAGGAGGCAAACTGGATGATGCAACGTGACAGACAGAAAGCAGCAGCCGCACAAGCAGCAACCCGTCGAAAACTGGTGGACGCCCGGTCGCGTCCGTAGGCTCCTCAGCGTCTACCCGCAACTCAAAGAGGCAGCATACCTCGACTGCCGCATTGACGCGCCCGACGGTGACAGCGGCACCAACGTCGGGAGCTCGCGTCAACCCCGACTACTCCCCCGAACGCTCGACTGCGCAATGATGAAGGCCGACCTGGATATGGCGATTGCGCGCCTGCCGATGCACCTGCGCATGGTGGCGCTGGTATACTGGGTGCGCGGGTACTCGGATGCCGAGGCAGTAGGGCGAATGCTCCGGCTGTCTACCCGGCAGATATTCCGCCACCTGAACCAAGCGCGGGAACGCATAGTCTCCCACCTCTGCGAAAACCAATGTCAGTAAACTCCCCACTTGCGTTGAGTACTTCTGTGAGGGGAGGAACATGGCGACACTTGCAGCAGAGAATGCGCTCGCTATCTACAACAGCCTGATTGTCTCGATATGCCGCGACCTGTGGAGCCGCAGGGCTCCGTCAACGTGCGACTGGGAAGACGTGGCGCAGGAAGTGCGGCTTGCCATTCTGCAAGGCAAGCGCAACGTGAGCGCAGACCATGCCGCCGATGACATTCGCAACGAGGCTCGTAACGCACTGAAGCGCCTCACCCGCGACGCGCACATGGTCACCGCATCAAGCGACCCGGCAGTCGAAGCACTCTTCTATTCGTCTTCCGGTCGGGCAGAACACGCGCTGCTCGACTGACTACGGTTCCGGCCCGCCCCGCCCCGCCACCTGTAGGCCCAAAGGGCACCTATCTACAGCGGAGAGGCGGCTGTGTGGACGGGCCGAGCAATGACCGCACCGTCCACCTTCGCGGGCTGGCGGCGGTGTGCGAGAGAAGGGAAAGCCCGCAGTGACAGACCGGCGGCCCGTGCGCTTCATGCAAGCGGGCGGCCCATCATTCCCCCTGCTGCTGGATACTGCGGCTTCCGGCGGCAGTCATTCCGTTGTCGAGCTACCGGCCCATATCCCGCCGCAGTCGGTAAGCTCACCCGCAGACAGGCCCGCGCTCCTCCGACAGGGGCGCGGGTCATTCTACTATCCCACATAGGTTGAATGAAGTTGAACGCCAATGCCAGCTCCCAAACTCAAAGACGGGCATCGAGAAGCCCTGAAGGCGTGGCTTTGCGAGGGCCTGTCTAATGGCGACTGTATCGACAATCTGAAAACCGAGTTTGGCATAGATGTTACGCCTCCGGCCATCAATTACTACCGTGACCAGTGTGCGGATCAGATAGCCGAAGCGGAGGCCGCTGCCTACAAGCGCATCATTCAGCAGGGCATGACCCGCAGGAGCGAGCGCATCAAGGCGTTGGCAGCGGAGGCAACGCGCGCATACAGTGCCCTGCAGCAGTTCAAGCCGGGTCAAAAGGGCTGGGCGCAGGCAAGCGCGGAGTGGCGTGCGTTAGTCAAGGACTTGCGCGATGAAATGAACCAACTGACGCAACGCATCGAGATAAGCGGCCCCGGCGGCGGACCTGTCCAGGTGGTGCCCATCTTCGCACCGGAAGACCCGCTGAACCACATCAACGAAGACAATGACAACGATAGCGGAGAAGACGACGGCGCAGACTGACGCACCTGTCGAGTGCCAACGCTATCACAGGCACCCCGGTCAACTTCAGTTCCTCCTCGACCCGTCGCGCTATCGCCTCGCCTGCGCTGGCATCGGCGGCGGCAAGTCGGAAGTCGCGGCATTCGAGATAGTGCGGCACATGCTGCGCTACCCGAAGATCGAAGCCCTCGTCGCGGCCCCGTCGTATCGCATGATATACCGCTCCGGTGGTCCCGCCGAGGTCGTCCGGCGCGTGGCCCGCTGGTGGGGCACCGATAGCGACGGCAAGCCGCATATCGTCCAGCAGGACAACCGCTCCGGCGACTGGATAGAGTTCGCCAACGGAAGCAAAATCTGGTACTGCTACGCCGCCGAACCGGACAGCATGCGCGCGGCAGAGGTCAGCATCTTCTGGCTTGACGAAGCCGCGATGTGCCCCGATGAAGCATTCACCATCCTCATCGGCAGGTGTCGCCAACCGGGCAAGTACCCGCACCGCGGCTGGTTGACGACGACGCCGCGCGGGCAGAACTGGGTCTACAAGCGCTTCGTGAAGGACCGCGCCGAGTGGTCGCCTGAACGCCAGGCGCGCTACGGCTATCATCACTGGACGACCTATGACAACCCCGGCCAGCGACCTGACGACCTCGTTGCGATGGAGGAGGCCTACGGTCCCGGCACGGACTTCTACCGGCAGGAGATGCTAGCAGAGTTCGTCGCCTTCGCCGGGCTTGTCTACGCTATGTTCTCAGAGGACAGACATGTCGCAAGTGGACCCCCGAAGCGCGAGAAGCTGCGTCGAGTTGTCGCTGGTGTTGACTGGGGCGTTACGCATCCTGGCTGTATTGCTGTCTGTGGCGTGGACGTCGACGGCGTGCACTGGTGGTTAGACGAGGTGCACGCACGCGGCATGGTCACGCACGGCGAGCCTGGCAATGACTGGCTGACCGAGGCGCGACGGCTGCAGGCAAAGTGGAACATCAGCACGTTCTTCTGCGACCCGGCTGACGCGAATGCACGGTTAGCATGGTCGCGCGCTGGCTTGCCGGTGACAGCGGCGGACAACAGCCGCCTCCCCGGAGTCCGGCAGGTGCAGGCGCTCATGGCGGGCGACAAGCTGCAGGTCATTGCGGCCAACTGCCCGGCGACCATGAGTGAGCTGACGCAGTATCACTGGAAGACGGACAAGGACGGAAACCCGCTCGAAGACGCGGACCCGGCCAAAGAGTTTGACGACGCACTGGACGCCCGCAGGTACGCCGAAATGGGGCTTACTACTGCGGGCGCACCTGCGAGCATTGCCACTTCCGGCGCTGGCTACGTGGCCCGCTACTGACCACCACGAGGAGACGCATGGCAGCTACAGCCGACAGAGACATCGATGATATGCGCAAGCGCGGCCCGGATGTCGGCACGTCGGGCATGGTGGCCGCCGAGAACTGGGATGACTGGACGCCCGGCCCGTACAGTGCCTTCCCATCGCGCAAGCAGCGCACCTACGAATACAACCTCATGGCGCACAAGGACCCGACAGTCCGAACCTCGCTGATGATTACGCAGTTCATGCTGCTCAACAAGCTCGGTGAGTACAGCAACGAGAACAAGCAGGTGCAGGAGCGTGTGCGGGACCTGCTGCAGAAGATCGACGGTGGCATGCGGCACGTGTGCCAGCAGCTTCTGTCGGCGTTGTGGGCAGGCTACGCGGTGCTTGAAAAGACCTGGGAGACAGGCGCGAGTGAGTGGTATGTGCGAGAGTGCGAACTGCTGCACCCGCTGACGTTCTTCGCGACGAACAAGGACACCGAGGGTATCGTGCTCGATCCTGTGGCGAAGAAGGTCACCCAAGTCGTGCAGTACGAGCACGCTAAGGACGGGCAGTGGTCTGACGTGTCGGTGACCATTCCCATCGACCGCGTGCTGTATTGGCCGCTGCTCCGGGAGGCACGCGAGGACACCTACGGCAACAGCTTGCTCGAAGGCGCGCGGCGGGCATGGTTCAGCAAGGTCCGCGAGGAGAACTACTGGAACACATTCGCGGAGAAGTGCGCATGCCCGACGCCTGTGTTCTGGGTGCCGCATACGACGGTGACGAACGCGCTAGGCGAGTCACAGCCAATCTCGCAAGTGCTAATGGAGACATACGAGACAGTGCGGCCCGGCGAGGCCATTGCCATCCCCATCGACAGTGATATGCCCTACAAGATGGAAATGCTCGTGCCCACCGGCGACGGCGAGGCATTCGAGCGTATCTGCCGCTACTGGGATAGCCAACTGTTCAAGGCAATCCTGACCCCGAGGCTGCTCGTGGAGGAACCTGAGCACTCCAGCCGCGCGCAGTCCGAGACGAACCTCGACCTGTTCGTGATGACGCTGGACGGCATCCGCGTCGAAATGGGCGAGGTCCTCATTCATCAGCTAATCAAGCCCCTAATTTTCTACAACATCGGCCCGCAGGATGACTATGGCGAGTGGGCATTCGAGCCGCTGAGTGACAAGGACCTGGAGAGGCTGGCCGCTATCTTCGAGCGGCTGGAGCGCGGCAAGGCCTCGGCTGCGATGACTACGGGTGGCTTCTCGCCTGCCGATGACGCGAAGCTGCGCGAGACCTTCGGCGAGGACCTGTACGCGACGCCGGAGGAAGTGCAGGCGGCGGAGGCGGAGCGCATAGCGCAGATACGCAAGGAGCAGGAACTGAAGCGGGAGGCAATGCCCGAGCAAATGCGGCTGCCGGTGGATGGCGACGAGGGCGCGCAGGAGGGCGACGGATTGAACGGACGCGCCAATGGTGGCATGATTGACGCTGAGTGATGCGTGCAATCAGCCTGGGAGGGCACCATGAAAGAGCGGCATGAACGCGATGGTGTTGTGTTCTACGCGGTCTGCAACTGCGGGGAGACAAGTGTGCGCGTCTCTCACGGGACGTTTAGCCGCACTGGTTCATCGGGACAGCCGAATGCATCAGTTATCAACGGCATAAGCTGCGTGAAGCCGAAGACGGTGACTTGCGAACGGTGTGGCGAGGCGTGGGTGGCGCAGAAGGATAGCGGTATCGTGCCGCTTAAGCCAATGGACGGAGAGGACGTGCCGCAGTAGCAGCTATCGCAGCCGCATCGGCAACGCACAGCGCGGAGGGAAGCATGATGGCAGAACAGCGATTTGGGTTCTATGACGCACTGACTATGGTGCGCGATGGCGAAGCGAGCATTGACCTGCGTTCGCATATACAGAGTGCTCCAGGTGTGCGCGGCGGCCTGGATTGGTACATCCATTCACTGCGGCTGGACCCGTCTATCGCGATTCAGAAGGATGCCACGCCAGACGGAACAGAGGCGGCATATCATATCGAGGGGCGCAATGCGGCCCGCGTTGTCGGGACACTACAGCACGCTGCTCTTACTGGCGAATGGTATCACCCTGGCCCAATCGAGGAACTGGACGACCCGGCGTCCGAGTGGCACCTGTGGGATGCCGTGGATGCGGTGAGGCGGGGCGATGCAATCTATGACGGTTCGTTGGGCCTGTGGAATGAAGGCGCAGGTGATCGCTCACTCGACTGGACTGTGCATTTCTCGTTATGCGGCGATGCGTGGCGAGGCTCTGCGGTGCTCGTGAAGCACAAGACGCCGAACATGCCAGATGCGGCGAAGAGTGCTGCCGTTGGGGCCGATGGGATTCGCTTCGCGCTATTCGCAACGTGGCACGCAATGTCCGGGGTAGATGTTCGCCATTTACCAGAGTTGAAGTATGAAATGGACAGGTTCGCATACCCATAGCCACCGCGACCGCACTTGCATTCCAGCGCACCGAACGCCCGGCGCTCGACGCTGCGGTGGCGTCCATCCGCAAGCTGTTGCAGCAGGCCGACTATGAGTACTTTGACACAGTAGCGCGCGAGTACTGGCACACACGGGAACCCGTGGTGCTGGACTGGGTGCGCTACCCCGACTGGCTGTGGCCTCGGCTGCAGGACGCGCTCGGCGACGTTGTGCAGGCAGGCTTCGACGCTCAGAAGCGGCGCATCATCGACCGCATCTACAGCAGGCCGGTGAGCATCTACGCTCCCGCGCCGCCACCGACGCCACCGCCGCCAAGTGCCGCAGAGGCGTTGCCGGTACCGGACGCCGCACGCCCGGCTATAATCATCCGGGAGCGCCAGACGGTCTACCCGCGAACAGCGATAGACACCTACACCGCCAACCGCATCCCGCCGCTGCGTCACGAGATCACGGAGCGCAGGCGGCTACTGTGCCGCGACATAGTGCGTGACGGTATCGGGCGCGGCGACGGTGTTCGGCCCATCATGCAGGACCTGCGCGACAACGGGTTCGGTATGAGTGACTGGCATCGCGAGACCATAGCGCGGACCGAGGCGGCGACGCTGTTCGCCCACGGACAGATGGCTGAAATGATGGAGAGCCCGTCTGTTGTCGGCTTCCGGTTCTTCGCTATCATCGATGACCGGACGACCGAGACCTGCGCGTACCTGGACGGCAAGGAGTTCCTGAAGGGCGCGGCTGATGGTGTCTACCCGCCGTTGCATTTCTCGTGCCGTAGCACCATCGAAGAGGTCTTCATCTGGGATAAGCAGCCGAAGTGGCAGACGCCCGAGGACGTGCTGGCTGGTGCCGCGAAGGCGCAGAGACCGCTGCCCGGCTTCGGCCACGTGGACTATGACAGCCTGCCGCGCGAGGCGACTGCCAGCGACCTGTACCGGGCGCTGAATGATACCGAACGTCCCCAGGCGTTACGGTTTGCGGATGACTTATTGCGGCGGATTGGCTCGCTCTACCGCACGGTCAAGCGCTGGCTTACGGGAGGGTAGTGAAGAACCATGACTGATATTAGGCAGGCGCAACCGACCACCTACGACCGCAATAGCGACCTCCCAGACGACGTACAGGCGGCGCTCAACAGGCGCGGACAGGGCGCGTGGCGGCTGCTGTACAACGAGGCGGTCAAGCGCGGCGCAACGGTGGCGGAGGCTATGCTGGCAGCGTGGGAGGCCGTCAGTCGCAAGAGTGGCTGCAAGACCTGCGGCAGCGGCATGAACTTCTTCAACTGAGCACGACCCGACCCTAAGCAGCACACAACCGAATCACCCTACACAGGCCCCCTTCGCCGGGGGCTTTTTTCATGCCCGGACACAGCGCAGCAACTGCAGCAGCCGCGCGCAGACAGGAGTGGATGCAATGCCAGAAGACCACGGGCTGTTCATCAACGCCATAGCCCCGCGAGAGGTGCGGGCGGAGAAGACGGACGCCGACACCTGGATGGTGCGCGGCCTGCCTATCATGCGCGTGGGGCAGTGGAATGGTACCGACTACACCGCAGCCGACCTGCGCACCATTGCCAGCAACTTCGCGACGAAGCGCGACGAGCAGGCATTCGAGCCTGGCATGTGGCCGCGCCATAACTACCA